CTCATGTAGGGCATATCGTATAAGCCTTCCCTCTTCAGTCTTTCCTCGTACGTAAGTGCCAAGGCGCGTGTGAGGACGACGTCCCAAACACCGTACTGACTTAGGTACTCGAAAGGAACCTTTGAGTACGAGTCGTTACGGCTGGACAAATGCTTCTGCACTAGTTCCTTCTCGTAATCGAAAAGTCCGTACTCTTCTCGCCCCAACAGCTTCAAGCCGTGAGGCGTGTTCTCGTTCAGTGTGTAGTGTGCAAGCATGGTATCGAAGTCATTGCGTGCATTGATGCCCAAATGCGTACGTAGGAATATCTGATCGAACTTGCCGTTCTGCGTACAGAAGGTAATATCCTTGCGCATTAGGAACTCGTTTAGCACGTCCGCAGCACCTGGAACATCATACAAGAAGGTGTCGTCGATGACTACTCCATACTCGTCGCACCATGCTAACAGAAGCATGATTATCTGGTCTGCTTTCTTAACCGGTCGATCGTACCATACAACGTTATCGGTCTCGAGGTCGTACGCACAGTAAGCACCTTCAGGGCATCTGCTAAGAACTTCACGAAGGTGAGTTATGTCCTTGACGACCACCTTCTCAGGAGGCTTTAGGAACCTACTCATCTTCTCGTATCCCCTGAAAGCCTTGTCGACGTCTGGTATAAACTGATACGCGTATGAGGGCCTACGAAGCACGAATGCAGGATGCCATGTGGGCATGATGCGCTGTCCCGTCACCTTGTAGGTGTTCCATAATCCTCTGTCCCCCAACTCGAACTCCTTATTGAACCATTTGTTGGCTACTTTGCCCATTGCAAGTATCGTAGCGTTAGGATGCTCAGCGATCTCTACCTGCAGTCGAGCCCTACAAGCATTTATCTCACCTATCTTAGGTGTACGATTTTTGGGCGGACGGCAAGCGACGACATTGGTCTTACCCATCTTGCTGGGATCGTGACCATTTTGCTCGATGACAATGTCCAACAGTTTGCCGCTCTGCCCCACGAAAGGTTTCTTGGCTTGAACCTCTTCAGCTCCAGGAGCTTCTCCAATGGCAATTACCTCTACGTCTTTAGGGAAATACGAAGGAACGCACGGATATGGTAGTAGGCTGCACCTGTGGCAGTTGGCACCTGGAAGCTTAGAGGCTATCTCCGACTCTTCTTCTATGCCTGTGTCAACCTCTTCGAGGAGGTCCCAGTTAATCTCTTCGGTCATTTGACTCTATCCCTTAGGACTTCTAGAGGATCTATGCCCACTAGATGTCCTGTTATCATGGTCATTTCCATAACGTCGGCCAACTCGTCAGCAAGCGTGTCGCGTCCGAACATTCCTGGATCGTTCTTCTTTGGATTGTTTCTCACCCACTTTTGTTGAGTCATCAGTATTTCCTCTGCTAACTCACCCACTTCAGTTAGAAGCCACAACGTTGACTCCCTCGGATTTGGCCACGTCCTCCCTTTCCGTTCGAACCTTGCAATGATGTCCACCATTAGTTGACTCATACCATATCACCTCGTGTAAACTAAGTTCCCTTCCACAGTCACGGCACTCGAATTCTTTGTGCCTAAACTTATATAGCTTTAGGTTGCTGCTGTTACAGTTAGGACATGCCAGAAATATCACGAGCGTAGACCTCCACACTGTCCAGCGGCCTAAATCCAAAGCCTCTCAGGATTTCACATCTAGATACGCTACCTACCACCCACACATCAGATCGTCCATCAGCATCAGCGATTTCGAGGAGCTTCGCTAGCGTACTTTCGTCTTCCCATAAAAGGATTACTGCAAGGTCGCTTTCGCGATCCATGTGCAAGTATCCTTTTATGTGACCGTCTCCATCGTCTCTCAGCGCAATGTACATGCTTCCTCCATCAGTGCAATGTTTGTTAGCGCTAGCCCTGAGAACTCCAAAGGCTTCTTCTTCAGTGAGTGTCTCTCGCTCGTTACTACAGACAAGTTCTGGCCTGCTTGGGCCCATGCAATAGGTGCACCGGAGTCAAGAGATCTTACTCGTAGGTCGCGTGCGAGGCGCGCCTCCCCTACCGGATACTGTGTACCGCATCCTAACCAATGTATATTCCTGAACACATGTAGGTTGTGGCGCTTGATGATGTCCATAGCCATAGCTCTACCACTCGTAAGGTTCTCCAAGTGCTTCGGGATACATATAGTGTTGAAGTCTAATCTCTTCGCGAACTCCATCAAGCAATACTCCCACTCGGTCCAGGTACTCCCCTGAGGGCACACGGCCCTCTTCTCCTGTGGTAAGAGCCTCAGCACTTCGTGCGCGTTCGATTTCCGTAGAGTCGCTTCAGCGTCACGAAGGACGTCCGGTAGAATGAACTCCGAAGCCCACCAGCAACACTCGAAGATGTGCCCAAATGGCATTCGATCATCTTCTGGCTCAGCCGCTCCATTGTCAACCATGACGAAGTGGCCCATACTGGCTCTTATCTTGTACAGTTGTCTGTATCGGTAATCCTTGTAGGCCCACTGGCCCAGCACCATGTGGCAAGTTCCTTCGTGCTTGCGCAGAACTCCCAGGTGCTCTGGATAACCGATTGGCATGAACATTGTCATACTTGCGGCCTCCCAATAAGTGTCAAGAATTCCTCTCTAGCTGGCGGCGATGACATGTAGGCGCCTCTCATCTCTGAGGTTCTCATTACAGCATCGTGTTCGCGGATACCACGACAAGCCATGCAAGTATGCCGTGCTTCCATGATAACCGCTACGCCCATAGCCTCGAGGTTGTCTTTCAGGAACGACGCTATCATCTTTGTCAAGGTCTCCTGTGTTGTTGGCCTTGTAGCGAAGTGATGGACTACTCGCGGTATCTTGCTGAGGCCAACCATCAGCTTGTTCGGTAAGTATCCAACGTGGGCAACCCCGTAGTAAGGAAACAGATGGTGTGCACATAGACTGGAGAACTTGATGTCACTCACTACTATCTGTTGGTTCGCCGTTGCTGGAAACGTCGTGAACTTGAAATCCATATCCTCTGAGCATGCGAACTCTCTCCACGCGCTCAGTATTCGCCTGGCTGTATCTTCCGCGGAGTCGTCCCACACATCTTCTGGGAAGATACCTTTCAGGATGTTTGTCAATCTCGTTTGGTCGGTCGTCTGAAACATTCCTAACTGGGTCATTGTCCTGCCTCCATATGTATATAGTTCTGATGTTCAATATTAGTAACACAACTTGCAACAGCAGGATGGCCCAGGACTGTACGGTGACAGCCCACACCATGAATACAATGTTAGTGGCTACAACCACTCCCATTGCCCAATACTTCTGCTTGGGCAGCAAGTACAAGCCAATCACGTTCAGTGCAGCCCCGAGCCAATCCATCACTTGTCATCCGTACTCACAGCTTTTAGGAGTGCGTCCCACACGCGCTCGTGAAAATCTCTGGTAAGGATAGCGGTCAGTGAAGTCCCAATGCCCTGCTCCTCCAAAGATTTAGCGTAGTACGCAACAACGGATGCGATATGAGCCGCTACCCCTGAGAACTGATCTATCTGTGAAGCAATGTCCCCATCAATTTTGTGTTCATTCATAGCCGTATCTGTCCTTGAACTTGTCGATCATGCTTTGCATGACGTCTGTAACAGAGTTGCCACGTGACCAGAAGTTGGCCCATCGGTGATCATTCGAGCCCGGCAGGTATATGATACCTGAGAACTTCTGATCTCCTGCAAGACCTCCTTCTAGTTGCCAAATAGCTCCGTTTTCAACTTGGAGCCTCTCTAATTCGTCTAACAGCTGCTTGGTCGTTGCCATCACTTTACTCCTATCCAGTATTGCAGACGACTGCCGAACAACCATTGCGGACGGTCGTACAGCCATTGCAATGTCTTTGCTATCATCTCGGGCCGCGGTGGGCATCCTTCCGGCATCAAAACGAACTTCGGTAGATGCTCAAACATATTGTATCTCTGCCACCAGTAGTCTACCAGTGGGAGTTGTAAACCTTCGTCAATGACCCACTTAACCTCGTTCGCATTGACCCATATCTCTTCAGGTGCATCCCACTCTAGAGCTTCTTTGGGCGACCAAGTAATCCAATTCGGATTGAATATGCCCTTCAGAGCGTTCTGTCCCGACGTTTCTAGCTGAATGAACCTTCCCGACTTCTTGGCTCTCAGTCCGTGTATGAGACCGTCAAGATTGTACAGCGTTGGTTCTCCGCCTGTAATCACTATATGAGGGTGCCTTACTTCGTTGACGATCTCTTTGATGGTCATTCGCTTGCCCCCCTTGAGCCATGTGTACTTCGTGTCGCACCACGTACAACCCACAGTACATCCTTGAAGGCGAATGAACGTGGCAGGTGTGCCTACGAAGACTCCCTCGCCCTGAACGGTGTGGAATATGTCGTTTACTTGATAATGATCTCTCATTTACGACCCTCCAGACATCCACATTCGTCACTTTCCAAGTAGTCAACCACCAACTGGGCGTACCCCGCTATATCCTTCCAGTGGTCCACATTGCGTGGTGACGCTAAAATGCGGAACAGCTTATTGTGTATGATGACCCAAGCGTAAAGTAGTTCCATAGCCTTCACTTGGAACTTGAACCACAAGTCAGATGGAATGTCATCAATGGATCTGGATGAAGTTATCCAAGCACTGCCGTACTCTTCATCCCTGCTCTGGATGAGATCCCTTACCCGGCCCTCCGCGTCTCTCTTTTCGTTCATGCATCAACCTCCGTAACTCTATCTTCTGGTGTCTTACGTGCCACATACGGAACACGTCCTCTGCATCTATTGCCTTCTCGATCAGGTAGGGTCTGACCATCAAGAGGAACTCGATGGCGTTGGATCCGTTTACCTTCCACTGTGGATAGTGTCCCTCACTCTGGTATATCTTGCCACCGTAGTTCAGTACTATCCAATTCAGAACGGCTCGGTGCTTCTGGGAGATTGACACCTCTATCCTGAGGTACTTTCCACGGTTCAGTGAAACGTAGACTGAGCCTTCACCGTCAAAGAATCCTGCGAGGTATGCAATGTCAGTCTGCTTCAGGCCCATATGCAGCTCTATTCTTAGGAGTCTCCCAAATCTCAACGAGCATTCGGTGACCCATAGCACGGCTTAAGACAGTATGTAGCCACTTAGCTATGCATTCTGCGGTAGACACTTCAAGTCCTAGGACGACTACTGCATCGCCCTTCTCGATAGCCAGCTCCGCGTATGCATTGTTGTGACTACGGTTCTGATCGCTTACAATGTACCTGTGATCTAAGCTGTCGATGACCGGTTTGACGACCTTGTCCATGTCGCCGAAGTCCATTATCCATCCTCTCTGAGGATCCAGGTCGATAGACAGTACAGTGATTGCGACCCTATAATTGTGTCCATGAAGGCGGCCGCACTTGGGATGACCTTCTAACTGATGCGCTGCGCAGAAGCTGTACTCTCTACTTATCTCGTATATCATTTACTCTTCTCCAATCCTGAGTAGACAAGCGAGCCAACAGCGATCAATATTAGTGAAGCTGTCAACTCGATCCACTTGCTACTTACCCATGGAGCGTTTACAATTGCTCCCACTGCCCACGCTAAGCATAGAAGCATGAACACCGTCCACACGATCGCCTTAGCGACCTCTTTTGGAACCCACTTCATTGTTCTTGTCTCCTTTAATGACCACTACAGTACCTCCCTGAGGAATGAGACGCTCCAATCTGGCGTCCGTCAGTTCGCTGTTTATGGGGGCCGGTCGTGCACCTGCAGGCAGGTCCATCTTATCGTGGCTGATTATCCAGTTCTTCCCGTCAACTGTTCCTATCCAATACTTAGGCACTGTAATACTCCGTTGGGTCTTCTAGACCAGCTAGTCTGAATGCTTCCTGACGTTCAACGCATGTAGGGCAAGCACCGCAGTGCTTCTCTCTACCTTCGTAGCAACTGTACGAGAGATGCAACGGTGCGCCAATCCTGTTTCCGAGTGCTGCAATGTCTTCCTTCCTCATCCACACGAAAGGATACATAAGACGCACTCGGTGATACGTTCCAACGTATATTGCGTTAGCCATGGCACCCAAGAACTCTGGAGTGCAATCCGGATAAGCCCAATTATGAGCGTCCGTAGCATGAGTAGCAATGTATACGTAATCGTAATCTCTCGAAGCTGCCATCGCTGTTGCCGCCGAGATAAGGTATGCATTCCTGAACGGAACAACCGTAGGGCTAGGCCCTTCCTCATCCATTAGCTCCTCGTACGTCATATGAGGCATCTCGATTAGTCTGCCTGCTAGAGCAGATTGAGCACCATCGAATACATCTGGCGTCAGTACAGTGAACGTCTGCAGGAACTGAATCCTTTTTGTCCTGGCGAGCTCTGCAATGTTGTTCCATACATCGTTGGACGCTTCCAGTTCTCTCTGTCCGTGCTTGCTACCGTAGTAGAACGATACAGCGTGGACTAGCGAGAACCCTTCACGAACTACTTGCGTCAGCAGTGTAGTAGAGTCCATTCCACCACTGAACAGTACTAAAGCTTTCATATCTTTGTCTCCATTGTCAGCAACACTGACTGCCATCTCTGGATCAGCGTGCCATACCCAATCATTTCCTAATCTCATTGTATATCCTCGCAAGTGTGTAGGCTATGATGAGCAGTAGCCTCACTTTCATCCACTCAAGTGGAAACACTCTCCATCCCGGCTCACCAAGTTTTTTGAACCTGTAGTAGACGTCATCTATGTGCGTAACGATATTGTCTTCTCTATTCATGGTTCTCCTAGAAGTTCATCTTAAATTGTCTCTTGAATACCTCTGACGGAATATCTAGTCCGAGGTCTTGTGCCTGTTGCAACTGCACACCGTACATCCATGTCCTGTCAACCACCTGTGGTCCTGTGATGTACTCTGCTTCCTTTAGTTGTGTCCTCAAAGCATCCCTCTCAAGCCCTCCCCTGCCTTGTCGTCTCCTGGAAGTTAACCACCAAGCATGTGCACTTCCTAACTGGAAGAACAGTATGGTACCGTCTTGCGACGCTGACCACCTGTAAGAGTTGGTTCCTTGAGAGCATGCATTGACGACATCTTCGACCAAAGCATCAGCCATCGTCCTGGAACGTCCTGTGTCCACGTTGTAGATAGTTTGTATTGACCTCTTTAGTCGCAGGGGGTCAGCGATGCCAGCTCCAGTTACTTCGCTCCAGACGGTCGCACCAAAGTGGGCTACTGTGTGGTTGGCTCTAACTCGATCAGGTAGTCTCATCGGAAATGCTTCGAACATCTCTTCGCGAGCGCGGACGAGCAACTCTTTCAACCTGCCAGAGCGAATCATCTGCAAGCCTGCTTGAATGTAGTTGCCTCCGAACCATGTGGGGAAATTACCTCGCAACGCATTGTATGCATTGTAGGACAGTGAACCCTCAGCGATGGAGTCAGGGTGCAGGTGTACTACTACGATCCTTTCCCGTGCCGCCGGATCCTCTATTAGGTCCTCTCCGTCAACGCTGAACGGGGCAGACAATGGATAGTCTACAGTAGTCTGGTCTCCTCGACCTCTAGGGTCGTGACCGGTATCGTACGCCAGTAGTATGAATCTAATGAATCTCTGTACGGCGTCGTAGCGAAACTCGCTGAATGCTATCGGCACAGCATTCGTAGAGCCTAGCAAGGCTAGCGTGACGAATCGTGTCGTACCTGCGTCGTATGACTTTGGATCGGACTGACCGAATAGAGGCATGAAAACGCGTTGGATCAGCGTAGTCTTACCTGCACCCCTTGTACCTACAACATTTAGAGCCGGGAACCTATAACCATTGTCTTCTAGCCAGGGTTTGAACATGCAAGCTGAGTACCAACCCAACATTGGGTAGATCGCCTCAACCTCGTTCAGATCGAACACTTGATCCGACAATGCTCGCATTTGGCCATCCGTGACCGGAAGTACGCTCAAGTCCATCTCTGGATGCTCTCTGCCGCTGGGCAGCCATGCTATAGGTCCCTCGTAGCCATTCCACGCAATGTCTGGTCCGAGCACTCTCTTGTCGCCTAAGAAGTAAGGCAATCCCTTGATGAAGTGTAGACCTAACGTACTAGTGGCAGATACCTTTGGCAGCCCACGTTCTTGCAGTTGGCTGAGTAGGTGTGGCAACAACTGACGTACGTCAGAGTCATGACCTAGCCATTGCCATGCAGCGACTGGGCACGACTTGTCCAGACGAGTAGTGGTAGTGAATGCTGATCTGGGAAACGTTACATCATCCCACGTAAACCCCGACGCTCTAACCTTTCCGACGATGGCGTCTTCTTCACTGAACGACGTACCGTCCAACAGTATCTCGGGAACTATCGTAAACGTGCTTACCTTCTTTAGTCCCTGCTTCTGTTGAATGTAGTAACCGTCATCCTTCTCAAAGATCACCTCTCCCGCCTTGCCTACCTTCTTCCGTACCCGTGCTAGGCTGTGTGAGAGGTACAGCTCGTTAGACTCTCGTGCCTTATCTCCACATGGTTGGTGATGGAATATTAGCTCGATGAGTTCGTCAGACGCTCCAGAGGCAACCAGTGCTGACAGTATAGCCCAGTCACGTTCACTGCGTGATCTGTATCCACGTGAGTCACCTGTTCTTATCTTGTGTCGCGTCCGCTTGTCCAGTGAATCTAATATGCTAAAGTCAGATAGGTTATAGAGCAGACCAGAAATCATGCGTAGCTCGACGCCAACAGGTTCATTGGCATCCTTGTTATTGGTCGTTCCAGGTACTCTGAGAATTCTGTTTGCGTTCCATGCTGCGGAGTCCCCCGTAGGAACGTCTTCAGCTAGTAATTTGTTGACGCGTTCGATCTCCTCAACGTCCCGTAGGGGACTCTTAAGGAACCAGTAAAGATGCCAACCATGACCGCTGAATACCAAAGCAGATGGTGGCAACGTTGATTGTGGTGTATGAGGATCGTCTGCGTCAACCCATAAAGAAGATGCTCCAAGGACATCAGCTTTCGTTGATCCTTTTTGCGATCGCATCGCAGGACCGAAATAGATGTCCTTGTCTTTCGGAAGCTCTTCGGGTATCACATCGACGTATGTAGTGAATTGCTTCGACACGCCGCCGATGTTCAGTTGCATCAGACCGTCATCGAATTGGAATCTCCTCAGAAAGTCTCTCATGCGGAACTCCGGACGGTCCCTCCGGCGGGCGGGGAGGGACAGTCTGTTCTTTAGCTAACGAAATCGTCGACGTTTAGCGGAGCGGGTTGGACTTTGGTGATTCGGTTTCGGTCTGGGTAGGGTTCACCGGTCGCAGGGTCTGTACCAGAGCCAGGCTCGATCTTTACAGTAATCAGAGCTGTGCGGTTCAGTAGGTCCTCTGCTTCGATATCGCCGGAGAAGTCCTCAGGGAATCCTAACGACTGTAACGTCTGCTTGGTGCGCCACAGAGCCGATGGGTGAAACGACAAGGTGTCGAATACTTGGCGGTCTGTCTGGGGACCTGCAGAGATCTTCCAGCGAACGTCGATCTTAGGATTGTTCGACTTGGACAACCCTTCCTCTGCGTACACAATATCGGCTATGTACTGGCCGGGGTCTACAGGCTCTAAGCCCTGAACCTCAGTGAAATCAATGGTCGGCATTCTTTAGTCTCCTTCAAGTTGTTTGGTATAGGTTTAGGATTGCCCGCCTATAGCGTCCAGGATCTTCGTCATGGTAGGATTGACCATGTAGGGTCCTAACACTCCGTATTGATCCTTAGCTACATACTTACCAGTAGGCTCGAACAAAGCAACAGACACAGTCTCGCTGTCTATGGGATCTTCAGCGATTCCTACCTTCGCTTGCTGATCTGCACGCATACGTAACTTGTTATCGATTCGAGCCCGGTGGACTAAGCGTGCTACGATGTACGCGTAACCACCTATTTCAGACGATGCTTGCCCCCATATCAGCGGACGATGCATAACAGCGCCCGTTACTTCATCTTTGTCGTACTTCTCCAATGAGGTCATTATGACGTTCATTGGCAGGCCGTAGTACAACCTTGCGAACGTTACCATCTGACCCAACGTTTTGTTGAAGTGTTGAATCTCAACTGATTGAGGAATGTCGCCCGGACCTATGCGTGTATTGCCTGTGACGAAACTGAACGACATCCGTTGGACTTCAGTAACACTATCAACAATGACAGTCTTGTACGGGGGATTGAGATCAAACTTGTCGCAGAATGGATGATCGGGATCCTGTCCCCCTGCCAACCACTCGTAGGGAATGTTGTACTCCTTCAAGTCATCTAGCGTAAGGATGTCTGGTTGCTTTTCGTAATCGCGAATAGCTATTGGATTGCCTCCTGAGTTTAGCATCAGTACTGGCGACAGCCGTTCATCTAGTGCCGCAGTGGCAGCAGTTCGAGTCTTCGTCGACCCGTACTCCCCATACAAAAGTATCTTCAAGTACGGTGAAGAGAACTCGCCCCTAGTTACTCGTTTCATTGCGCTTCTCCTTCAAGTTTGGTATTACATGTTCAACGTTGCCTACAATCGCTTCCATCATCATGTGCGACGGGCCTAACGGACCCAAGACCTCTACTGACACCACTACCAGGGAGACCTCACTTATCTCAACACAGCTACCGTCAACCAAATTGATTACGATACTTTTTGCTGCTGGCATCTTATTCATCGTCGTCTGCCTCTGCCACAAATTTGGGCTGCTCTCTCTGTCTGTACTCACTTGCAAGTACCGACTCAACGTCCCCACCTGCATTCATCACGACGCATGGAGCTCTGAACCGACAGAAGTTACAAGCTGCCCAACTTGGAGCAGGATAGATAGGCGTAGATGGTCGGACCATCTCGAGAGCCGTGTACCACAAGTTTATCGCAAGGTTGTCGACTTCAGACTGCGTTCGATAGATGGGAATGCGAGCAAAGAACGTGTTGCCCTTAGCCAGAAGGCTTTGCAGGAAGTCTCCGTAATGTTCCAGTATGTCTTCCTTAGTAAAGTCGGGATGGTTACGTCGAACGGCATCTAGGTATGCATCTGCGGTAGTGTCCATACTGGCACGCTTCGATAGCAGGCCATTCTGTAGGACGTCCGGTTCGGTAGGTATCTTCTTGCGCATAATATTGTAGAGAACGCCCGCTATCGTTACGTCAAAGATCTGCTCCGCAGCGAATATGTAGGCGCCACACTGTTCATCCAACGACAATGTATCCACTAACGACTTGATGCTCCTTGCTGTCTTAGTCTCCCACAACCAGAACTGTCCATCGTCCATAGTCATCACTACGCCGTCGAATCTTCCAGCGAAGAACACTCTGTTGCTTTTGTTACCATTAAGGTTACGGAGAGGAACCCGGAAGTCCGTTTCCATAGCTAGGAACTGTAGATTGCTGTCCGCAAACCTTCCCGTGTGCTTCTCCACCCATAGCTGGTAGTGTCGGAGCATACCATTTATAAGGTGAATCTCTTCGTTTACCTTCTGAATCTCCTGTGCCCAAAGAGTACCCATCTGTTGGACCTCGTTGAGTATCCATTGATCGGCAAACTCAATTAGGTCGGCGCCCTCTGAGTAGTAAGCTTCCAGGGCTTCGTGTATAGCCCGTCCGGTAAAGAACGGCATGTACGGTACGACCGGTTCAAGATTACGACGCAACATCGAAGAGAACCACCACTTGCGTCGGCATTGCCGGTACGTCCGCACGTCACTTATGTGTATCTCGTACTTACCTGCCACTAGCGACCTCCGTGCTAATATTATAAAGTATGTTGGTTAGAAATACATGAAAATAAGGTGAGAGTTTGATGAACGTTTTTCACTCTCTCCATTGACCCCACAACACGCCCAAAAACATGGACGCGTACAGCAGGATGAACGCCGCTAGACAGTTCCACAAGTCTCCCTTTAACGGCTCCCACCCCACCAGGTACGACAGCAGACCCGTAAAGACGAGTGCTGCAACACCAATGCCAATCAAACTTCCTTTCATGGGTAACCTCCTTTCGCGAATAGAATGTCCAATAGTATCTTCACCCCCGCAACGACCATCAAGACAACAAGCATGATGATAAGTCCGATGATCCTAACGGGATAGAGACAAGTATGCATAGCGTCAGAAGCAACACTACCAACAGTACGACGAGGATTACTCTCCCCGCCATAGATGCGTCCTGCTTCGTCAAGTGCTGTGGTGTCGGTAACTGGGTCTCCTTCATAGTCTATGCCAGCCATAACGTAACAACCACAATCGTGACCACGACCACAACTATGACCACGACTATCGCCAAAGAAGGCTTCTTGTGCTTCTCAGGGAAGTCGATGTCCATGTAGATCTTACGTCCAGTGGGGTCCTTCTTCACAGCTCCGTGCCCGTCATACCGGTAACTGCTTCCATCGGTTGTGTGCTTCATACACCAACTCCTGTTGTGTCCACTTACGGTCCAACGCCTTGACTACTAGCTCGTCGACCGTGTCCTCTGCCGTCAGCAGGTAAATAAGTTTCGGCCCCGTAATGTTCATCCTGTGAATGCGATCGTATGCTTGAGTCATCTTGGTAGTCGACCACTCTTGATCAATGAACACTGCGACCTCAGCCCTCTGCAGGTTGAGCCCCTCACCCATCGCTGCTATCGTACCGACAAGTATGTCCTTCGTGCCGTTCAAGAACTCGTGCGGAAGCTCCTGCACACCGCCCATGACAAGGTCAGCTCGTGGTTCGAGCGACTTGTACAGATGGTAGGCTGTCGCACGGAACTTCGTAAACGCAACTACGGGTGTGTCAGGATTGTCTCCTAGCCAGTCAGTGAACCAACCAGTCTTGGCTCCTTCCTTACTCGTTATCTCCTGCAGCTTGACTATCTTGCTTAGTTCGTTCTTGACTATGATCTCTTCGCCACGGATGTTTACCAGTATGTCCTTGGACCTCTCCATCACGTCGTAGTCTTCCCGCTGCGCTCCGTTCAGTTGTATCTTTACGCGCTGGATAATCTTCGGCGGAAGCTCCGGTGCTACTTCTTCCTTCGTCCTGCGCAGCATGACTGGCTCTAACAGCTTCGCTAGTCGTTCAACGTTCTTGAGCCCTCTCTCGATAGGCCATTGCCTGCCGGGAGGGCCTACGAAGATCCTTTCTACGTACTTGTTGTAGAAGGACCAGTATGATGTGTAGACATCTGGATGTAGCCAGTGTAGTATGGACCACAGGTCACCTGGGTTCTTCTCCATTGGTGTGCCTGTGAGTCCTATCTTGTGTATTGCGGGGATGTGTTTGATTGCTGTCGTCTGCTTAGCCTTGCGGTTCTTGATTCTGTGTGCTTCATCTATGATGATCCAATCCCACAGGTAAGCTGAAAGGTCCGCTGCACCATCACGTGCCGCTTCGTACGAGGTTATGAACCATCCTTCAGGGTGACCGTAGATTTGAGGAGGTATACCGTATTCGAGGGTAACAATCCTTGCTCCAGGATCCTGATCGATAATCTCGTCTAACCATTGACTGCGCAGGCGCAGTGGACAGATAATGAGAATGCGTCCGCCGTCTTGCAGGGATGGCTTGGACGCTTCGATGCCAACGAGGGTCTTACCTAGACCGCACTCGTCAGCTAGTAAAAGGTTTTTGCGCCGCGCACGTTGAATGGCGACGTGTTGATAGTTGCGTGGAGTTTTCACTATGAAAGTAGGTGGACGAGGGACAACTATAGTTAGCGAAAGGAGGTACGGGAGCCACCCCGTTTTTAGTTGTCCCCTTCGTCCATGTATTTGAGTAAGTGCGGACGCCAAGGGGCAGTCTGCTCTACTAGCTTGAAGCCGTTTGCGCCGGCGTACGCACTAACGTACTGCTTGACCTCCTGTGTCCATTCTCGCTTGGATAAGTGCAGACCTAGTCCATCTACGAAGAGGGCTAGGTTAGGGTACAGGACGTTTATTTCATCCCGTGCTTGTTCGAGTAGCTTGCGCGAGGAGTTCATCCTTATGGTCCACAATGAAGTAACGTGCATGACGGTATGCGTCACGGACGTGCTCTGATTTTATCGGTAGATCGTGAAGTACTTGTACTCGCTGGATCTGCGATGCGGTTTGAAACGTTAGCTGTGCAAAGTTCGCTTTCCAGCAGGCTGCTTCTACCATACCAATTACACGTACTGAAGGGAAGTCGTCTCCTACCAGCTGTTGTGCCTTGTGTGGGTAGAGCCTAAAGGACTCCACGACGATGGTTACGCGTGTGCCTGTAGCCACTAGGCGCTCAACCAGTGGAATGATCTGGAAACGTACCGACCATTCGTACTGGTGAGCTTCAAGCACTTCGATCTCACCGTTTCCGTGGAGGTCCAGGAGGCATGTTCCGGTAGTGTATCCCGGATCAATTCCTAGAACCATGTACATAGTGATGTCCCTCCGACGGGGCGTTACCGGCTTCCACGGCTGTACTCGCCTTTACGAGGTTCCCATCAGGCC